TACCTTGATACTGGTGCTGATAAAGATGAAGCATTGGAAGAGTACCGTGGCACTGATTGCTACTGGGTTGAAGACAAACCAGAAAACGCAGATGTTGGTGATCGGTTGGGATTGGATGCACTGTTAGTTGCCCACGAACACAACGCAGATGTTATCACTCGTCCGGGTGTCACACGGGTCTTGAACTGGAAAGAGATCTATGATATAATTACTGCATGAGATTTTATACAAACTTCTATACAAAGGGTGACCTCGTTTATGTGCGGGGTTATTCTAATGGCAAACGTAAGGTGGAACAATTCCCCTACTCCCCTACGTTATTTGTTCAATCTAAAAAAGGCACATCACCTTGGAAAACCATTTATGGTGAACCAGTCGAACCAATCGAACAAGGGTCAATTCGTGAAGCAAGAGACTTTGTTAAACGGTACAGTGATGTAGATAACTTTACAATCTATGGCATGACAAACTATGAGTATGCATGTGTCAACGATAACTATGGGAATGAGTTCGATCCTGATGTTATAAAAGTTGCGAATATAGATATTGAGGTTGGATCGGAAGAGGGGTTTCCAGATCCAGAATTAGCAAATCAACCTGTAACAGCAATTACGGTATCGTGTCGTGGCAGATATTTTGTTTTTGGTGTCGGTGGGTATGACAACACTCGTGCTGATGTATCTTACGTGGATTGCCGTGGTGAAAGGAGGCTCCTAGATTTATTCTTAGGTTTCTGGGAAAAACTTGATCCGGACATTGTAACAGGATGGAACGTTGATGGTTTCGATATTCCATACCTCATCAATCGCATCACGAAAACAATTGGGCACAATGAAGCAAAACGTCTATCCCCGGCAAGATGGATTCAAGAACGTGAGTTCAGAGGTGCGTATGGTAAGACGCACAAAGAGTATACTCTGGTTGGTCTGAGTGTATTGGATTATTTGCAGTTGTATAAAAAGTTTACTTACACTCAACAAGAATCATATCGATTGGACCACATTGGTTCGGTCGAGTTGGGACAAAAGAAACTTGACTACTCGGAAGTAGAAACTCTTCATCAACTTTACAAGACGGACTATCAAAAGTTCATTGACTATAACATCAAGGACGTTGAGTTGGTCGATCAACTAGAAGATAAGATGCGTCTCATCGAACAGGCAATGACTATTGCATATGATGCGAAAGTTAACCTCAATGATGTCTTCACTCAAGTGCGCATGTGGGATGTGCTGATTCATAACTATCTTTATGAACGAAAGGTGGTTGTCCCCCCAAAAGACAAGCACGGTAAAGATTCTAAATTTGTTGGTGCATATGTGAAAGATCCACAGGTTGGAATGCATAACTGGGTTATGTCTTTTGACTTGAACTCACTCTATCCCCATTTAATTATGCAGTATAATATTAGTCCAGATACTTTTATTGACGGGCAGTTTACTGAAACGTCTGTTGATCAAATTATCGACAAACAGATACCATATTGTCCAAAAGACCATGTTTTGACCCCAAATGGATATCATTATGTCCGAACCCATCAGGGATTTTTACCGGAGATGATGCAGAAAATGTATGACGAACGTGTGCTATATAAAAAGAAAATGATTGATGCACAGCAAGAGTTGGAAGAGGTAAACAGGATGTTAAAAGAATATGATTGAGGTTTATGAAAATGTCCTGTCGGATGATAACTGTGAAGCATTGATTGAAATTATCGAACATGATATTAAGATCAACAATGCGGTGCGAAAGACACACACTTCTGGTGTAGAAATCTTTAGACAAACCGCATTACTATGGGACAACGAAATTGCAAAGCAGTTAAAGACACTTGTAATGGATATCGGTGATCACTACCTCGATAAGTACGATCCCTACATTCTCACACCATCAAAGAAAAAACTTGAAGCATTTCGAATAAAGAGGTATGATAAAGGTGTGGGTTCGTTTCCTTTGCATGTCGATTCTAGAACGTTGAAACATGCGAACCGATATCTTGCATTTCTATTTTATTTGAATGATTCAGATGCGGGTACAGTTTTTAAACTTTGGAACGGAGACATTAGAGTTCCTTGTGTTAAAGGTAACCTTTGTGTGTTCCCTCCTAATTTTTTGTTTCCCCATGAAGGAGAAACTCCTCAAGATACGGATAAGTATATCATGAGCACATACTATCATTTTGTAGAATGAATAAAGAAGATCTAATTAAAAGAAAGAAGCAGTTAGAGAAAGACATTTCTAAATATAAGAACTTGCAGCTTGCAAAGAAGGTGCAGTTAAACTCTGCGTATGGTGCACTAGGAAATCAGTATTTTCGATTCTTTGACATTCGACAAGCAGAAGCAATTACTTTGAGTGGACAACTATCCATCAAGTGGATTGAACGAAGAGTGAATGAGTATCTCAATCAATTATTAAAAACGGAAGGTGAAGATTATGTCATTGCATCAGATACAGACTCGTTATACATTTCTTTTGACAAGTTGGTTAACAGAGTGTTTAAGAAGGGAGATGAACTACGTCACCTTGATACAGACAGGGTGGTCAAATTCTTGGACGACATTGCTGAAAAGAAGATTGAACCGTTTATTGATAAAAGTTATCAAGATCTTGCTGATGTAATGAACGCATATGAACAGAAGATGTTCATGAAACGTGAGGCAATTGCAGACAAAGGTATCTGGACTGCAAAGAAAAGATATGCACTCAACGTCTATGATAATGAAGGTGTCCGGTATGCAGAACCTAAACTCAAGGTAATGGGACTGGAGATCGTCAAATCTTCAACACCCGCATCTTGCCGTGATGCACTGAAGAAAGCAGTTAACATAATCATGAATTCTGATGAGGATACCTTACAAGAATACATCAATAACTTCCGTAAAGAGTTTCGAACACTTCCTTTCGAAGATGTCGCATTCCCTCGTGGTGTGAGTGATATGACTAAATACTACGACAGACAAGACAAACATCTGGTCGAAAAACTAGGATTTGATATACCAAAGGCATGTCCTATTCACGTTAGAGGCGCACTCATATTCAACTATCTTCTCTTAAAAAATAATCTCAACAAAAGGTTTGAAAGAATCAAAGACGGAGATAAAATCAAGTTCTGTTATCTTTTGCAACCTAATCCACTTGGAGTTGGTGTATTGAGTATCCTCTCAAGTTTACCGAAGGAGTTTGATGTTAGCAATTACATTGATTATGACTTACAGTTTAACAAAGCATTCCTAGAACCCCTCAATGCTATTTTGAATGTGATAGGTTGGAGTGCAGAGAAAAAAGCAACACTGGAGGATTTTTTCGTATGAGTGATTTTGATTTCGGATTCAGTATGGTCGATGAAGACGAACTTGATATCGTAAAAGATGTTAAGACTCATGCATCAGCAACAGAAGCAGAGGTTGACAAATACAAAGAAAAGTGCGATAATTTATATAACATGATTACACCTCTGCTCAATAATCTAGCAAAGAACCCTGAGAAAGATTATATTAAGTGGGATGGTGCAGATCGATTAAAGAAAATTGAACAGTTTAGAGATAAACTAGATGAGGTATATACATCGTGAATTTTTTAAATGATTTAGTCAAGGATGTTGATAACGCAAATATCCTTGAAGAAGGTGGGAATAGTTCGGAGTATTCTGGATCTATCGATACTGGTTCTTATATTATGAATGCAGTGTTAAGTGGATCTATCTATGGGGGTGTGCCCAATAATAAGATCACTGCATTTGCAGGTGAGTCTGCAACAGGCAAAACATTTTTTGTTCTGGGTGTACTTAAGACATTCTTAGAACAGAATCAAGACGGTGGTGTGATTTATTTTGATACAGAAGCGGCAGTCACCAAGAAGATGATGACTGACCGTGGTATTGATACTAAACGAGTTGCAATCGTAGAACCACAGTCAATTGAGGAGTTTCGTACTCAAGCAGTACGAATGTTGGATCAGTACATCGATGGAAAAAACCAACCCCCAATGATGATGGTACTGGATTCTTTGGGTATGTTGTCAAGTGAGAAGGAACTGGAAGATACTGCAAAGGGTGAGAATAAACGTGACATGACAAAGGCACAGTTACTGCGTGGCACGTTCCGAGTTCTTTCTTTAAAACTCGCAAAAGCAAATGTGCCATTGCTTGTAACCAATCACGTCTATGACGTAGTAGGTGCTTATGTCCCAACTAAAGAAATTTCTGGTGGATCAGGTCTTAAGTATGCGGCATCGTCTATCTGCATGCTTACAAAGAAGAAAGACAAAGACGGAACAGATATTGTGGGCAACATCATTAAAGTTAAGATGCACAAATCTCGATTCACCAAAGAAAACAAAGTCGTCGAAACCAAGCTGTCTTATGATAGTGGTCTTGATCGTTATTACGGTCTTCTTGATTTGGCAGAGAAGTATGGTATTATGAAAAAGGTCGCAACACGTTACGAACTTCCGGATGGTCGTAAAGTATTTGGTAAAGCAATTAATGAAAATCCGAAGGAATACTTTACAGATGAAATTTTGCAGAGAATTGAGGATTGCGCGCAGAAGGAATTCTTATACGGTGGTGCTGAACAGGAGGAACTTGATCATGCCGACACCAGTGAAACATGAGTTGTTGACTCATGATAAGAGTATGTACGATGACCATTGGTCTATTCGTATTCTAGAAGGGGAATATACAGGTGTTGTTTATCAATACGACACCGTGTCTATGGAAACTCGTGAGAATAACGATGACGATGTGTATCTTACTTTCAATACTATCACATTAGAAAATTCTGATAATTTAGACTTGACATCAAAGACATTTGAGGATACAGTAGGTGATATCTTAGTATCAATTATTGAAGAACACCTAGAACAACAGAATTTGGAAAAAGATGACGACTGAACAGATTATCCTAGCAAACTTAATATCCAATGAAGAATATGCAAGGAAGAGTCTGCCGTATGTTAAGGCAGAATACTTTGCAGATAAGTTAGAACGACTCGCATACACTGAGATCAGTAAGTATGTGGAGAAGTATAACACACTCCCAACTAAAGAATCACTAATCATCGAGATTGATTCCGCAAACAATATTATTGACAGTGAGTATGAACAATGCGTCCAGATTATCAACGGACTAAAGTCAGATGCGAACGAAGGAGAAGGGTGGTTATTAGACATCACCGAAAAGTTTTGCCAAGAGAAGTCCTTGCACAATGCAATCATGTCGTCGATCTCTATCATTGATGGTTCTGATAAAAATAAAGACAAGGGAGCAATCCCACAGATTCTAAGTGATGCATTGTCAGTGTCATTTGATCCTAACGTGGGTCACGACTTCTTAGAAGATGGTGATGAACGATTTGCTTTCTATCACCGTACTGAAGAAAAATTAGCATTTGACCTAGAGTATTTAAATAAGATTACTAAAGGTGGATTGCCCAAGAAATCTCTCAATATTATTCTTGCGGGCACGGGTGTGGGTAAGTCACTTGCAATGTGCCACTTTGCTTCTGCGAACCTTTTAGACGGTAAGAATGTTCTATATATTACTATGGAAATGGCAGAAGAAAAGATCGCACAACGCATCGATGCGAACTTGATGAACGTCACGTTAGATGAACTGGAAACTTTACCTAAACCTATCTACGATAAAAAGTTAGACAGAGTGAAAGGAAAAACTTCCGGTAAGTTGATTATCAAAGAGTATCCTACTGCATGTGCAGGTTCCGGTCATTTCAGATATTTACTCAACGAACTTAAACTAAAACGAGCATTTGTACCGGATATTATCTATGTCGATTATCTCAATATCTGCATGTCCTCTAGAGTCCGCGGTGGTGCACAAGTCAACTCATACACCCTTGTCAAAGCAATTGCGGAAGAGATTAGAGGACTGGCAGTCGAGTTCAACGTTCCTATTGTATCGGCGACTCAGACGACAAGATCTGGTTATACCAATTCAGATCCGGGTCTGGAGGATACGTCAGAAAGTTTTGGTCTGCCAGCTACAGCCGATTTTATGATCGCACTGATTAGTAGTGAGCAACTGGAAGATCTATCACAAGTTATGATCAAACAACTCAAGAATCGTTACGGTGATCCAAACCTGTACAAACGATTTGTGGTTGGTATTGATCGTGCCAAAATGCGTCTATATGACGTAGAGCAGGACCAACAAGATGATATTGTTGATGACGGTCCTGTGTTTGATAAGGGTGATTATGGTAAACGATGGAAGGAAGAGGATTCAATGCAATGGGCAACTAAAAAGTTCGGACGCAAAGATTACTCTGGGTTAAAACTATAAGGAGAATTAACATGCCTACTTGTAACATATGCAATGGCACAGATTTTCGTTGGTGTGGGCAAAGAAATAATCCAACTGCTCCTCCGGGTGCCTCACTTGCAGTACACCAAGACAAACCTAATATCCCTCCGCAGTGCGCAGGATGTGAAGGAGTAGAACGGCATCGTATTATAAAAAAACTTTATGATGAAAGACATTTAGATCAAAGCCAAAATATTTTATTAACATCGGAAGATCCGTCTATTTTATACTTGCCAACGAATTGTACAGAGCAAAGTATTTTTGGTGGAGTAAATAGTTTTGATCTTACAGAAATACCCAGAAATGATTCGACATACGATCTCATTATGTGTGTTCATATCTTAGAGCATATGAA